TCACGGGGAATGAGGCCTGCAGCGCTTACATCATATGATGTAGAATTGGCGGCTCCAGGGGCTGCTGCGTTATATGTGGCCCCAGGACGATCCAGATCAGCCCCTGAGGGCTCCGCAAAGTAACTGGTTGATGGCAAAAACAGGGCTGCCAGAAGGATGACTAGCAGGGCAATCGCCACTACATTCTTCCGGGGAGGCATTTGTTATTAGAAGCATACTTTTTTCTGGGGCTAGTCAACATAATCGGCCGGATCATCCTCCTCGGCCTCGGCCTCGTCCTCGAACATGTACTGGGTCGGGATAGAACGCCGTGGGGCCCCGCCACGTACACGGGCCTGGACAACACGCCAGACTGGACCAAAGGACTTCTTGAGAAACCACAAACCGGCGAGCTCTACAAAAAGGTCGCACTGTGTCCCTGCCTCTACAGCTGAGAGTTCGATGGGCTCCTTCTGGATATTGAATGCCTTGGTGACCACCTCACCCTTGATCTTGGCCAGGCTGGCGCTCAAGCACCCATCAGTGACGCTGGACTGGAAAGCTCCCTGGATGGTCTCGTCGCTGAGTTCACGGCCAAACCATGAAACCTTGGACTCCTTGGCCTTGGCGATAATCTGCTCATCAATTGCACCGAACTTTTCCTCGAGAGACCCGACCTCTATAGTCACTGAGGAACTAGAAAGGCTCTCCTGGATCTTTACATTATTCAACTGATTCAACTGTCCGGTAACCTTCAAAAAATAACGACCATCGGGCAGCTTCTGGGGCAGGGCAAACTCCATTATGTCTTACTAACTAAAATATTCTTTAAGATTAATGTGCAGCATAGACTGCCAGTGTCTTCCAGGTCCGACTGGAACGTTCTGTGGCTGGATAGGAAGGTCCGACGGAATAGTCCATCCGTGTGATCCTGGGTGCTGCCAACCAAAGTGTGATGGACCGCCTCCGTCCAAATTGGGCGAGTACAAGGCTACATATGGTACTGAGATCCCGCCTAATTTTGGACAGTTCCTCATGACGAGCGAAAGAGCATCACGGTACAAATTAGAAGCCCCATTCTCAAACATGCGGCCAAATTATGGACCTCCTTATCATATAAGATTCTTTTGGTTACTTTTTCTTCTGGCCGTGATGGTTCTTATGTCTCTATTCTTGGTTTAAAGACGGGGGTCCAGTATATAGTAGAAATGGCCACCCTTGACTCTCTTGCTCTTGATATCGCTGCCGTGCAGAAGGACCTCAAGGCCCTGCGGAAGGCGGTCCGTAAGGTCCTGGGTGATATTGAGGATCCGACTGGTGAGAAGAAGGAGGCTCGCGCAAAGAACAACGGCTTCAACAAGCCCCAGGTTGTGAGTCCCGCCATGCGCTCTTTCCTGAGCCTAGGCCCTGAGGAGATGATCTCCCGATCCCAGGTAACCAAGGCGGTCAACGCTTACGTGACCGAGAAGGATCTGAAGAAGGGCCAGAACATCACCCTGGATGCTGCACTTCAGGGCCTTCTGAGCCCTCCTGAGGGGACCCAGATCACCTTTCTGAATATTCAGAAGTTCCTTAACCAGCACTACGTAAAGCAGGTGGAGCCCAAGGCTCCGGCGACCAAGGAGGTTACGGAGAAGCCACCTCGCCCAAAGGTGAAGAAGGTTGTCGCTTAGATCTCTTCGCCTTAAAAATATAGATAGTGTAATAAGAAAACATGGAGGTTCCCAGAAGTGTCTTGGACGCACTTGTGGGATCCAAGGTTAAAAATACTGATTATTATCTTCGAGCATTTACCCATAAATCAGCGCTCAAGCGATACGAGAACCTAAAGTCATCGTACGAAACGCTCGAATTTATGGGTGATTCAGTCTTAGGTTTTGTAGTTACCAAGTGGCTCTTTGATCGTCACGAAAAGGAGCAAGAGGGCTTTCTGACCAAGGCCCGAACCAAGATGGTCCGAGGTACAACTCTGTCCGAGATAGCAAAGGAGCTTGGGTTTGAAAAGTGGATTCTCATGGACGAAAAGGGTATACGCAACGGGTGGAACACCAACCCCAAGATTCTTGAGGATGTCTTCGAAGCCTTTGTGGGTGCTATATATCTTGACCTTGGTATGGTCTATGCAAAACAATTTATTTTAAAATCTTTTGAAAAGATTGAAACAGATGTGAATCTGGACGACAACTACAAGGACCAGCTCATGCGTTGGTGTCAGGCGGAAAAGATAGACTTGCCCGAGTACAAGGTCGAAAGTAATCACAACGGAATATTTGCCGTGTCACTAATAGTAGATGGCGCAAAAATGGGTTGTGGGTACTCCAGTACGAAAAAACAAGCAGAACAAAATGCAGCCGAACTCTTACTTAAGACGGACAAGCGGTTTAAGAAGAATGGCGGCCCCGGTCCCAAAAGTTCAGGAACTCCTGAATCGCAAGTACTTCGAACAGAGAAGTGATGAATGGCTTGCTCTTCGTGAGAATATGCTAACGGCCAGTGATGTCGCGAGCGCCCTAGGCCACAATCGTTACGAAAAACCCGATGATCTCTTGGCCAAAAAGGTCCTGAAGAAGGCGTGGGCCGGGAATGCCGCAACGGCTCACGGCACTCTCCTGGAGCCAGTTGCCCGTGACTTGTATGATGCCAGGACCAACCGGAAGACCCATGAGATTGGTCTTGTCCAGCACCCCAAGTACCCCTTTCTTGGAGGGTCTGCCGATGGGATCACGGAGGACGGACTCCTCGTCGAGATTAAGTGTCCTCTGACTCGCAAGATAGAAGACAAGGTCCCAGAACACTATCTTCCACAGATTCAACTCTTATTGGAGATTTTGGATTTTGAAGACTGTGACTTTGTCCAGTACCGGCCCGCATCCGTCAAGTATGTGAAGACCAAGGGCCCCTGTGAAGAGAGTGGAAATATCCCGCGTCCTGTAGAAGAACCCGTTCCAGAAATATTCATGATCACACGTGTTACCCGAGACCGGGCCTGGTTCGAACAACACATCAAGACTATGCAGGTCTTTTGGGGGCGAGTCGAGAGTGCCCGAAAAAACGGGTTGTGTGAGGTTGTGTGGGACGAACCAGGGTGTGAACAAATAGATTGTGAAGTCATAGAGGATGAAAACTACTCCGAGCCCTGGCTGGAAGTGCCCACACAAGCCCAAGTTCCTCACATGCAAGGAGTGCCAGGGCAACTTTTGTGCGAGGTGCATTCAGCTTGAGGTGCATTACTGCCCCAACCTGGAAACACGTTCCAAAAATGAAAAGGAAATTTTGTCTAAAAAACTTGTAAAGTGTGTGGCGCCGAAGATTAATGCGTTCTAAAACTTACTTTTTCAGACGAGTAACAGCAAACGCCGCCCCGGCCAGAAGTATCAGAAAGAGAAGAGAGTCGGTGGGTGGGCGGCGGATAACGCGTTGGTAGTCTGGAAGTTTCCGGGACCCGATAAAGTCTTTATCGTAGACGTAGTTGAAGTTTAGGTCTGGACGGACCCATGTCAAGTCCCCGTTCTGGCCCTCGTATTTCCGAGCAGGAAACTTGGGAAAAGGAGCGGTTGGCTTGCCTGGCATGGACGACATCCACATATTACCAGCGTTGTTTAGGTCCATGACGTCAAAGTGCTTCAGGGCCTGGTTGGTGTCAAGACGATCCGCCGCCGATGATGCTGAAGTATCCCATGGAACAGTATATGTCCCGTCGGGCTGCCAGTTGTGCGAGCCATCGCTAGACACGCCGAAAGTTCCTGTCCACGTGTACGGGTTGAAGCGATTCATGCTCAGGTCATCGTTTTGCATAAGCGCCGTGGCCATTAATAGACGCCCATATTATTTTCCTTGTACACCTTCCCCTGGACCTTTTCACGGTGAAGACTCCACATCTGATCAAGATCAATATTAAGCATCCCGGCCAGCTGGAAAAGGTAACTGAAAACGTCTCCCATCTCCTGAGTCACATCAGTTCCTTTGTCCTTCTTGAGTCCGGTCTTGCGATAAGTCCTTAGCATTTGACGTATAGCGCTGGCCAACTCGCCACTTTCCTCCGTGTAAAGCATCCATACCGTACTTATAGTTGCCTTGTCCCACCCCTTGTGCTTGCACATCTGCATAGTCTCATCTCGATACTGATTCATCTTGGATTTTTAGGTCACATCTTGTTTATCTGGGACAGAGGCTTCCTAAACCTGATGACGAGGAATATACACGCAAATAAGAGGACCATCTCCGTCCCGAGCTTCCAGTTCTCCACAGTCTCCTTGCTGGCTCCACGGGCCGCCACCCGGGGTTCAACGACCGCATTACTGAAGAGGCGTATGGCTCGATCAATAGCAAAAAAAATAAAAAATCCAATGAGGATGTCGTCAAGGGCCTTCATGAAATAAATATTTATTTATATTATGGCAAATAGATATGTGGGAGCCTTGATGAATTCACGGGAGCAGGCGCATATCTTCCACCTGAAGACGAGCAGTTACGCACAACACAAGGCCCTGGAGAAGTACTATGAGAAAATAGTTCCTTTGCTGGATGACTGGGCCGAGGCATACATGGGCAAGTATGGCCGTCTCCGCCGAGTTTCGATAAATAAGCGTTTTTTTCAAAATCCCGGAAAGGCCAAAGATTACTTTAAGAATCTTTTGACCCGCGTCCGCTCAATCAAGTTGCCAAAGGATACATATCTGAAGAATATTCAAGATGAGATTGTTGCTCTCATTCGTAAAACTTTGTACATGCTTTCTTTGAAGTGATCCCGGGATCACAGTCCTACGGACTGGTCTCTAGAACCCAAACTTGAAGGTCTGGGGGAGCTTGTTTCCATATGTGCTGGTGCTGGTTGGACGAAGCTCAGGTACTGGATTGGCGTGAATATCACGTAGATACACAAGTTGCTGAAGAACGCCACCCTCAATCGTCTGTGTCGCCTCTTCAACGACTACGTTGTTAATGCGACCCAGTTGCCCCTTGACGTCTACGTAGGGGTCGCGCCGCATATTTACAAAGACCTTTTTCATCAAAGTCTGAAGATCGGCATCATTCTGACGATCAATGACGTAACCCGTCCGGTCCTTGATCTTCTGAATTATTGCCTGGTGGAGTTGCTCTCTGTTAAAGTCTGAAAAAAAGGCGGTGTCCAGTGGCGTGGGAAGATACTTGGTCGCCATTACTAGGTACTGGTATAAAAAAACAAGCTCCTTGTAATGCAAATGAAGGTCATCAAGCGTGATGGATCGTCCGAAGAGATGCTGTTTGACAAGGTAACTCAGAGGATCCGAAAGTTGTGCTCGGGACTGGATGTAGCCCCAGACAGGGTGGCCCAGAAGGTTTTTTCAAATATGTATGACGGCGTTCACACGAGTGAAATAGACTCTTTGAGTGCCGACGTCGCCATAGACCTGATGTCTGAGAATCCCGACTACGAGACGCTCGCGACTCGCCTGACCGTCTCCAACATGCACAAGACAAGTCCAAAGTGTTTTTCGGACTGCGCTCTGGCTCTTCATGCCAAGGGCCTTGTGAGTACAGAGTTTATTAAGGATATGACCCTGGCTCTTGACGGCGTGATAATTCATGATAATGATTACTCTTACGGATTCTTTGGTCTCAAGACCCTGCAGAGGAGCTACCTCCTGCCAGGGGAGACTCCTCAGTACATGCTCATGCGCGTTGCTCTGGGTATTCACGGAGGAGACTTTGAGAGGGTAAAAGAGTCCTACAATCTCATGTCGGCCAAGTACTTTACACACGCGACACCGACCCTTTTCAACGCCGGGACAAAAAGGCCACAGATGAGTTCATGTTTTCTAGTGGCTATGAAGGATGACTCGATCGAGGGAATTTACGATACCCTCAAGGAGTGTGCTCAGATTTCAAAGTGGTCAGGCGGAATCGGCATACACTGCTCTAACGTTCGGGCCCGTGGAACACCCATTAAGGGAACGAATGGAGTTGCTGACGGAATAGTGCCTATGCTCCGTGTATTCAATAATACTGCTCGGTACGTAAACCAGGGAGGTGGGAAGCGCAAGGGATCTTTTGCCGTGTACCTTGAACCCTGGCACGCAGACGTCCTAGAGTTTCTGGACCTGCGCCTGAATCAGGGTGATGAGGAATCCCGGTGTCGCGACCTCTTCACGGCCCTCTGGATCTCTGATTCGTTTATGAATGCTGTTGAAAAGGACCAAGACTGGTGGCTCATGTGTCCAGACGAATGCCCAGGTCTTCAGGATGTCTACGGCGCCGAGTTTGAGGAACTCTATACACGATACGTAGTCAAGGGCAAGTTCCGCAAGGTTCTCAAGGCGCGTCAGATCTGGGACGCCATCCTCCGGTCCCAGATCGAGACTGGGACACCCTACATGTGCTACAAGGACTCTGTGAACGCCAAGTCAAACCAGAAGAACATAGGAACCATTAAATCGAGTAATTTATGCGTAGAAATCGTTGAGGTTTCTAGTCCCGACGAGACGGCCGTCTGCAATCTGGCCAGCATCTCCTTGCCCGCTTTTGTTAAGAGT